TAGAACGAGACTTTACATCTGAACTTTGGGTGTACTTGTCTCGTTCTAATGGAACAATCATTTACGAGCCTCGGTCATCTGGTCAAGAAAACAATCCTTCCATTGCTTATGGTGTTGTTACATCAGGTAAGTTTGAAGTAATAACAGGCTCTGTACAAATAACATCGTCTTCATCTTTTGCAATTGCACAATGGCATCATGTGGCAATTGTTCGTAGTGGAACGACTTTGACTCTTTGGGTAAATGGAACAAGCCAAGGCACATCAACCTTATCAACAAATTTGACAAACAACGACAGAATTAGGGTGGGCGACTACTTTACTGCTGGCTCGTATCCTTTCCAAGGCTATGTCAGCAATCTGCGTGTAGTTAAAGGCACTGCGGTTTATACATCTGCGTTTACGCCTCCAACTGCACCATTGACAGCTATAAGTGGCACATCTTTGCTTACCAACTTCACCAATGGCGCAATCTTTGACAACGCCATGATGAACGACTTAGAAACTGTGGGTAACGCACAGATTTCTACAAGTGTTAAGAAGTTTGGAACAGGGTCTTTGGCTTTTGATGGGACTGATGACAGGCTTGTGCAAAATGCATCTCTACAAATAGCGTTTGGTACTGGCGACTTTACTATTGAAGCATGGATTTATTCTTTAGATGTTTCTAGTGATACTCAACGTGGGTGGCTTCAAACATCTTCAACTGCTGGGGGTTTAGCTACTGCATTTACTAATGGTGTTACGTTTGTATTTGGAACACCAAATGGAAATGGGACTATCAATGCAATTGTTGGTGGTACAAATTACGCATCCTCTGGTGGTGCAGTATCGTCAAGTACATGGACACACATTGCTGTGACTCGTGCATCTGGCGCAGTAAAACTTTTTGTGAACGGAACTTCTGTTGCATCAGGAACTGGAAATACTGCAAATTTAAGTGGGCAATTTATTTGTATTGGTGGCTATTACAGCACCGCATATTTATACAATGGCTACATAGATGACCTGCGCATCACCAAAGGCTTTGCAAGATACACAGCAAACTTCACAGCACCAACATCAGCACTCTCAGATACAGGCCCATACTAAGGAACTACCATGCAAATTGCAATCTTAACTAGCCCCATAACAGTAGGCGATTATCGTGAACTGTTTAGCAATACATCATTTAACGCTAACGGCCCAAGTGATGAATTCTTATCTGCCAACAATGCCAAGAAAGTCAATGCCTTTAAAGCACATGACAGTCTGACTCAGAAGTTGGTTTCATGCTCTGCCTATGACGATGGTGCATTTGTTTCTGTTGTTCAAGTGGCTGATATGAGTGCTGAAGAAATCCAAGCAGCTAAAGACTCTGCAATGGCACAACTGAGAGCTACACGCAATGCTTTGTTGCTTGCTTGTGATTGGACTCAGATTGTTGATTGCACCATTCCTAAGAAAGCTGAGTGGGCAACATACCGCCAGACATTGAGAGACTTTCCATCGACTGTTTCCGATGCAAGAGCAACTATCACTTGGCCTGACGCACCATGAGCGAAGAAAAAATCATGACAGATGAAGTAACTCACACTCAAATCTATGAGCGTCTATGTGCTGTTGAAGCTAAGGTAGACCAGTTAGATAAGAACACACAAGCTGTTGTCGCTGCTTTCAATGCAGCCTCTGGTGCATTTGTTGTGCTTGAATGGCTTGCTAGAGCAGTGAAGCCCATCTTAATTATTGGTGCTTTCTGTGGGGCTATATGGCTGGCTATAGAAAACAAGTTGCATCAGTAATACTTTTATTATTAATATCTTTCCCTATCGGGTCCAAAGAGGAGAAATATAAATGTGTCCGATGGACATGGACTGGAGATGTATATAACAGAAAAGTTGTATGCCTTGAATGGAAAAAGGTTGAGCGATGATTGATCCTATCACCGCACTGGCTGGCATACAAAGTGCCATCAGCATGGTCAAGAAGGCCAGCAAGGTAGCCAATGACTTAGGCTCTCTTGCTCCTATGATCGGCAAGATGTTTGATGCTCGGAGTGTAGCTACAAAGGCTATGCTTCAAGCAAAGCAGTCTGGTAAAGGTTCCAACATGGGAACTGCTTTACAGATTGAGATGGCTCTAGAACAGGCTAGAGCATTTGAAGAAGAACTAAAGATGTTGTTCATGCAGACAGGAAAGATAGATGTCTGGAACAAGATTAAGGCAAGACAAGCTGAGATGGACTTGGCAGATGCCAAAGAATTAAGTGCTTTAAAAGCAGCAGAGAAGAAGGCTAAACAAAAAGAACAAGAGATGAATGAACTAGCCATAGCAATTGGTGCTGTGTTTTTTGTTTTGTTCTTAGTGTTTGTTGGTGTAAATGAATTGATGAGTTTTTGTCAGACTACTAATAGATGTGGTGGAAGATGAATGAATATCAAAAGACATTTGACTTGGCTCTGAAGATATTCATCTATGGATGTGTGGCTTTGTATTTCTTGGGCTTCTTGAAGTTTTTGCCTGATGACTTGTCTGACAAAATTGTTAATCTCTTACTTGGAAAAGTTGGACTAGGTAAATGAAATATTTATTATTGTTATTGCTGCTCACTGGTTGTGAGGATAGGTACAGATACTTCTGTCAAAACCCTGAAAACTTTCATGCTGAGCAGTGTCAGAAACCAAGATGTCAATTCACACAGACATGCCCTGAGTATTTAGTTGCACCTATATTGGAGAAACAAATTGATAGAACTGCTAACAAAAATGATGACACCAAGCCAGCCCAAACCAAAGCTAACAACTGAAGAGTTTGAGGTTAGGGTGTGGGGATTTGTAGTGGTGGCTATTACAGTCATCCTGTTTGGTATTGTCTTTGCCCTGCTCTATTCTGTGACCTTTGTGACACAGCCTATTAAGAGTATGGCTCCGATTGACCAAGCCTATACTAAGATGCTTAATGATATAGTATTACTTATTGTAGGTGGTATTGGTGGCATTGTAGGTAAGAGGGCAGTTAACTCAGCACAGAATGCGTTTAGACCTCCTCAGCCTCCTATGCAGCCTTGTGGCGGTGGTTATGGGGGTGGTGGCTATGGGGGTAGCTATGCCCCACCACAGTCTGCCTATGGCCTTCCTAGCCAGCCCTTTGGTGCTATGCCTGTGTGGAAGAACCCAGAGCTGGATGAGAGTTGGACTCCCGGTCCACCACCAGACACGCCACCAGAACATTTAGAACCTGATGATGAGCGTGAGGAAATAGCAGCAGCTAGAAAAGAGGTGGATTGATGTTTCCTATACCACTTCCTTGGATACTTATTAGTGCAACCATTGCACTGTTTGGCACATATCAAGTTGGTCATCACTATGGCTGGCTTGAGCGTGACGAAGAGATGCAGATAGAGATAGCTAAGAAGAATGAAGAAGCCCGTGAACTAGAAAAGAACATGACTTCTAAACTTGCTGATAAAGAAACAGCATTAAGAAAGGCAAAGAATGAAATATCTAACAAACAGTCTGCTATGCGTGAGCTTGCTAACACTGGCAGGTTGCGCCTCCCCACCACCAGTTGTGTACAAACCAGCACAAGTGCCTCCACTCCCACAGGAGATAGCGGAGCTGATGCAGCCGAACTTGAGCGACAGACTATTAACACTCTTATCGACATCGTTGCCGAAGGAGACAAAGCCATCGTCAAGCACACAGCCTGTGTCGCAGCCTACAACGAAATGAGGGAGTTGGTTAATGGTAAACGCTGAACAACTAAGACAACTTAAGATTGATACTGCTTTAGTAGATCCTTTTAATGAAACCTTTGAGAGGTTTGGTATCACTACACCAGCACAACAGGCTTCATGGATTGGTCAATGTGGGCATGAGTGTGGGAACTTCCGCATCATGGAAGAGAACTTGAACTATCGTGCTCCCACCTTGCTTAAGTTGTTTCCTCAAACTCCTAAGCGAGTCTGGGGATTTACACCTGAGAGTGCTGCTGCCTATGAGAAGCAGCCACAGAAGATAGCCAATAGAATCTATGGCAATCGTATGGGCAACAGGGATGAGGCATCAGGGGATGGGTTCAGGTTCCGTGGCTCCGGATTTTTACAGCTAACTGGCATGAATAATTTCTACCATGCGGGACAGGCACTGGGTGTTGACTTCATTATGCAGCCTGAGCTGGTGCGTACACCTATGTATGCTGCCCAGACTGCCGGATGGTTCTGGCAGACTCACAGGCTCAACCAGTATGCTGATAGCGGGGACATCCTCACTATGACAAAGCGTATCAATGGTGGTACTATCGGACTTGAAGATCGTAAGAAGCATATTGAACATGCCTTACATGTATTAGGTGGTTGACTAGACCATCTATTTGTGGTATGACAAGGCTTAAAGGTATATAATGTTACCAGCTTCTCTAAGTATTATTGGCAGAGAAGTGCCGATTAGAGTTGTAGATGTGTTCCCAGAACAACTGGGAGAGTACAACTATGACGATTATGCAATTAAAATAAAGTCTGGTCAGCACCCCTTAGCGGAGGCAGATACATTGTTACATGAATGTATACACGCTATAGACGACTGCTTCCAA